CGGTCCAAGGTCGAGCACGTCATCGAGCAGGTCAACGGACGGACGCAGGTCCGGAAGGTCGGCTTGCAGCCGGTGCAGCGTGACGGCCTCGAGTACGAGTTCACGGTTGTCGGCGACGTCAATCAGGAGCACGAGCTGATCGTGACCAAGACGCGGGCCGCGTGGCTCAAGGACGCGATCATCCGCGAGGCGGGCGAAGAGCTGGGCAAGAAGCTGGCCGAGTGGCTGTCCGGCGGCGAGGCCGTGGCTGAGCCGAAGGCCGAGCCCAAGAAGCCGCTGTTCACGGAGATTGCGGACTACATCCACGGAGCCAAGACCGTCCGGACGCTCGGGAAGATCGGCGACCGGATCGACGCCCTGGCGAGCGAGGGCCAGCTGACGAACGACCAGGTCCACGACCTGACAGAGGCGATCGCTAAGAAGCACGACGAGATCGATCCCAAGACGACGGAGGTGGCCCATGCGGTTTGACTGGCCGGCAGACTCCGATTTCCAGCCGACGCAGGCCGCGCCGGTGGACGACAGGGATCGCCCGCTCGTTCCGGACGGACGCCACACGGCGACCATCGTCTGGGCCGGCGAGCAGGCCCGCGACTGGGCGAAGTGCGAAGACAACGCGACCGGTGCTGTGCTGACTGTGAAGCTGGACTTCGGCCAGCAGTGGCGGCCGCAGTGGGAGTCGATCCGCGGGCACTGGCGAGGTGCCATCGAGGCCGTGTGCCGGGCCGCCAGGGTCGAGTCTCCGACCAGCGGGGAGGACTGGGACGTCAAGCAGCTGCTGGGCCAGGTCGTGGCAATCGACACCGTCTTGGCCGTGAGCAAGGCGGGCCGCGAGTACGTCCGGGTCGACAAGTGGCACGCGGGCGCGGCACCGCTGCCGGTGGAGATCCGCAAGGCCCCGGCGAGGACGCCGGCCCGCAAGGCCGCGGCGGAGTTCAAAGCGGCCAACGGCGACGACGACATCCCCTTCTGAGGAGCTGACATGAGCAAGGACGCAGACGATCAGGACGAGCTCGAGGTCGCACCGGTCGAGCCGTGCCGGCCGACGCAGGAGCTGACGACGCCGGCCGAGCCCGGGTCGCACAACGCGTCCGCGGCATATCGGGCCGGGTGCGAGGACGAGTACTCAAACCGCATGGCCGCCCGTTACGGCGGCGAGTGGTAGACGGACATCGTCGGCCTCGGAGGGCCGGCGTGGGTTGGTGTTTCTCAAGGAGGATTTTCATGTATCGACTGACTCTGTTTCTCGTGGCGTTCGCGCCAATCTCGGCGGCCCTGGCCGACACGACGGTCTGCGTGGAGGGCCGCTGCGGCATCCGCCAGCCCAAAGTGGTCGTGCAGAACTTCCAGGCCGTCGAGAACGTCACCGTCGTGTCGGCTCAAAGCCACGCCGACCACTTGGCGTCGACCGGTTCGTTCTCGCACTGCTCGCGTCGTGGCGGCGGGTACGAGGGCCTCGGGTTCTCGACCACGTCGCCGGACGCCGCGTGCCGCCGGGCGTGCTACTGGGGCCAGCGTCGCGTCCGCGAGATCGGCACCGCCTGGTGCCCGAAGCGTCGCGGCTGGGTGGCCGTCGTCCGGTACGAGTGATCCATCGCCGGCCCGCCCTGGCCCCGCTTTTGCATCGAGCGGATTGGGTCGCTTCGCGGGAGTAGCGAACACACCACCGCAGCCGCGGCCCGAGTCTCCCGGGTGACGCGGCCGGATGCCCCACGTCACGGGGCCAATACACGGAGAACAACATGCCGGCAAGGAATGCTGTCAACGCGACGCGGGTGCTGCAGCTTGCCCAGCAGGGCGCAGACGTCAGGGCGATTGCCACTCGCCTGGCGATCAGCCTCGGGGCCGTGTACGCGGTTCTGCGACGGACCAAGGAGGGCGCGAAATGAGGTTTCTGGACTGGCTTTACGGGGCCGACGAGGAGGCCGACGAGCTGCGGCAGCGTGTCGCCCAGCTCGAGGCCGAAGCGGCCCAGCTGCGGACGTCGCTGGAGATTCAGCGGACGCTGATCCGTGCGCTGCGGGACGTCAACGCCGATCTGGACGGGAGGTGCTCGTGAACAGGCCCCACTACATCACGCCGCCGATCGAAGAGTCGCTGCCGCTGTTCGCGCCCGCCAGGCGGACCGATCCGCCGACGAGCCACGCAGCTGCGGAACAGGCCGGCGGGCTGGCCACGCGGCACCGTCGGCAGATCCTCGCGGCCCTCCTGGACGGCCCGGCTGGGGCCAGCGGCATCGCGGCACGGTGCGGGCTGCTGCCGCACCAGATCGGCAAGCGGATCGCCGAGCTAGCCAAGGCTGGCCGGATTGTTGAGACGGGGCGGACCGTGACGAGCTCGAGCGGTAGGGGCGAGCGGGAATGGAGGTGTGTGTGAGGCCGCACGAACAAAACTACGAGAGATACATCGCAAGCCACGCCTGGTCGTGTAAGCGACAGGAGCGTCTTGAGATTGACGGCCACCAGTGCCAAACGTGCTTGCATGATGGCTCTCTGTGGAGGCTAGAGATTCACCACAAAACATACGAACGCTTTGAGAATGAGGATGTGCAGCGCGACTTAATCACGCTTTGCTGCCAGTGCCATGAAGCGGTCACAAGCGTAATCCGGTCTCGTCGGTATGACGGGAGTCCGGTTCCTGTTGGTTTGGTTTCACAAGTGGTTACATCGAGAAAGGATGTGTCATATGTCATGGAAGACCGTTTCGTACCGGATCACGGGGGACGCTCCGCTGATTCTTCACAACGGGGATCTCGCAAACCCGTTGAGCAAGGCCGCTAAGGCTCTGAAGCAGGTGACAGGCAAAAAGAAGAAGACGGACGCAGACTTCGAGCGGATGGCCGAGATCGAGTTCAAGGCGGGGCTGTACATGGACGAAGACCGCGGCCCGGTCGTCCCTGGCGAGAACATCGAGGCCACCATCTACAACGCCGCCAAGATCACCAAGGAAGGCAAGCTGGCAAAGTCGGCCTGTTTCGTCCCCAAGGCGGCTGTTCTGCAGTACGACGGGCCGCGTGACGCCGATGGGCTGTGGGAAGACGAGCGGTTCCGCAACTGTGTTGGAGTCAAGGTTGGCATGAGCCGCATCATGCGGACGCGCCCGATCTTCAAGGAGTGGGCGGCGATCGTGGAGGTTGAGTTCGAGGACTCCGTCATCAACGAGGAGCAGGTGGACCGCTGGGTTCACGCTGCCGGCACTCAGGTCGGCCTGTGCGACTGGCGGCCGCGGTGCGGTCGGTTCACGGCCGAGAAGATCGAGAACCTGACGCCGAAGAAGCGCAAGCCGGAGGCGGTCGGCGCTGTGTGAGCAAATGAACTGTGGTCGGTTCAGGTCGGTTACGTCGTGGCACGTTTAGGCAGTGCAACAAACCACTCTCGTGATAGGCACGGCTGCATCTTCGAAGGTGCGGAGTGGGATGGAACCTGGCTCGGGTGATTCAATGTGTGTTGTGGTGATGTCAGGTCTGGCAAGGTCCGTTTAGTTGGGTTGGTGTCGGGTTAAATAAACCACCATCGTTTAGGAACGGGGGCCGATCGACGCGGCCGTGGTGGGATCAGTCTGGTGGAGTCAGGCATGTTCGGGCCTGGTTTGTTGATGCGAGTTGAGTTGCGGCAAGGTTGAATTGGTTATGGCATGTTTCAACCACACCCGTGCAGGCACGGTTCCCGATCGACGCGGGAGGTGTGGTATGTATCGCGGCCTGGAAAGGCCTGGTGCGTTGGGTTGCGTTGCGGTCTGTCAACGAGAGTTAAGGCACGGCGAGTCACGGCAAGCCACGGCGTGTTGTGGACGGGTTTAACAGGGAAACCAAGCTCGTGCAGGCACGGGGCCGGATCAACGCCGGCAGCTTGGGATGAACTTGGTTTTGGTTGTGTTTGGCAAGTCAATTCACGTTTGGTCATGTCATGTTGCGTCCCGTTGGTGCATGTCAGGTCAAGTTCGGTTGGGTCAAGTATTAGATAAACCGCCATCGCGGTCGGCGCGGTGAGGCTTCGACGCCTCGTGGCGGTATGCACTATGGAATGGTGTTGCGGGTTGAGTTTGGGCATGGTCCGGTTAGTTGAGGCATGGGTTTTCAAACAGGGAGGTTTTTGTGGCAGGTGAGTGGGTTCCCTACGACGTGTGCCTACCTCAGAAGCCCGAGGTGCTCGAGCTCGTTGACCGTACCGGCCTGCAGCCGGACCAGGTCGTCGGCCGGCTCCTCATGCTGTGGGGCTGGGCGGCGCTCAACAGCTCCGACGGCACGGCCCGGATGTCAGTCCGGCTGCTGGCGAAGCTGTGCGGAGGAGACGAGGAGTTCTGGCTGGAGGTCGAGGCGGTGGGCTGGCTTGTGATTGACGCGGACAACGGAACTGTGGCGATCCCCGGATGGGAGCGTCGGTTCTCAAAAGCCGCTAAATCACGGGCTTTGCACGCAATCCGTGCCGACAGTGCGCGTCAGCGCACGGGTGAGTGCGCTACAGCGCACTCACCACCGGCGCGTGGCGCACCAGAGAGAAGAGATAGAAGAGAGAGAAATTCTTCTTCTTCCCCGGGAAGTGCTGCGCACGAGGAGCCAGGCAGCGGCCCCTCCGGGCCGCCTGGCTGGGACACGCTCCGGCAGGCGTGGGCTGCCGGGACGGGCCGTCCGTGGAAGCTGGGCGTGCCGCCGGACGAGGTCGGCGACCGCCTGGCCGAGGAGGGCTGGTTTGAGAAGGCGCTCGCGGCCATCGAGGCCCTGCCCCGGTGCCGCTACTTCCGCGACCCGGTGACGCTGGCCCAGCTCGTGGCTCCTGGATTCGTCGACAAGGTGCTCGGCGGCCAGTTCGACAACCCACGCGAGCAGGCCCGGCCGTCGGGCCGTCCAGACGACCGACCGCCGGCCGAGGGCTTCCGCGGCGACGACGCGGCACGGTTCGAGGCCACCAAGAAAAAGCTGCTGGAGCAGCTGCGAATTGATGGTGCCGCTTGACCGAGCTGCAGATGAATCTCGTGTTCCTGTTCGGGTGTGCGGCTATGGCCCTCGGTGTCCTGCTGGAGCGAATGAAATGACTGACCGCGACACGTTCGCCGCAGCGGCGCTGACGGGGCTGCTTGCCGCGCCGACGGACAAGGACCGCAGCATGGACTATTGGGCGCGACTCGCCTACGAGGCGGCCGACGCCATGCTCCGCGAGCGGGAGCGATGGAAAGAAAAAGACGCCAGTTTTTCTTACAGCACAACGTCTCCACCCGTCTCCAGCGGCGGACCGATAAACCGCAGCGCAGAGAGTCAGTCACCGGACGTAAGTGTCGGTGGAGGCGAGCCCCCAGGCGTACCGCAGCCCGACAACGGCTTGGCGACGGGTGGGCGGGGGCATTTTCTCACCGACGAGGAGCGGGAGGCGATTGAGATGGCTGCGTCCGCGTGCGATGTGGAGAAGCAACTGAACGCGGCCTGCGGCGGCAGGCAGTCATTCGCCGGATTGTGGAGCGACAGAGCCGCCACCCTCCGCAAGCTGCTGGAGAGGCTGCAATGAGCGCGCCATTGATCCTCGCCGTCGGCGTCGTGTACCTGGTCGTGGCCGTCGACCAGCTGCGCAAGGGCTCGCCCGGCATGGCCATCGCGTGGTTCGGATACGCACTGGCGAACGTCGGATTGGCAATGGCCGCCCGGTAGACAAATACACTCGGGCCAATACATTCCCGCGCGTCTCAAGGAGGAGACGTGCGAGAGATCAGGCTGGAGATCCCCGGGCAGCCCGTGCCGCAGCCGCGGTCGCGTGTGACAACGCGCGGCGGCCGTGCCAGGCCATACGTGCCAGCGAAGCACCCGATCCACGCCTACCGCCGGGCCATCGAGCTGCTGGCCCGCAGCAAGGGCCAACGGTTCGACGGTTCTGTCGCGTTCATCGTCGATGCGGTGTTCGCCCGGCCCGACAGCCATTGGCGGAAGCACGACCTCAAGCCCAAGGCGCCGCCCAGGCCGAGAGGCGACGGCGACAACGTGCTCAAGGGAATCGCCGACGCGCTGACCGATGCAGGCGTGTGGGGCGATGACGAGCAGGTCGTAACGTGGCACATCGACAAGCGGTGGGCATCGCGTTACGAGCCGGCCAGGACGGTGATCATCGTGAGGGAGGCCCCGTGAGACGCGGCCTCAAGAAGTGGCTGTCGCCAGAGCAGGAGGCCATCGTGCGGAAGGCCTACGCCCGCGGTGCCACCAGCTCCGAGGCGGCGTTCCTCGCGAACGTCTGCGTGTCGCTCATCTACGCCCGCCTGCGTGACCAGATCGCCGACCTGCGGCGTGGCCAAGGCAACGGCGGTCGGCGTGGCAAACCAGTCGACCCAACGCCCGAGGAGATCGCCATGAGGCGTGCCGAATGCGACGAGCGGCGGGCGTTGATCATGCGACCAAAGTTCAACGACCCCACGAATCTGGATTGAATACACGCATGCCAGACGCCATTCCACGATGGAGACCACCGCACCAGCGCGGCATGAAAGCCGCGAAGGAGCGTGCTCACTACACGTCTGCTGACTGGGTGGCCAAGCGTCAGCGCATTCTGGTGCGTGACGCGTTCACGTGCCGCGAGTGCCACGAGGTCTGCTACGGCAAGGACGCACACGTCGACCACATCCTGCCCCTCGAGGACGGCGGCACAGACGCAGACATGAACCTCCAAGTGCTGTGCAGCTCGTGCCACGGCCGCAAGACACGCGACGAGCAGCGACGCAAGGGGTTCTGCTGATGCGATGGCCGGGGTGGGGCGATCAGACAAAACGACCTCCCACGGAAAGCCCCATGGTGCCTCTGCGCGAATTGTTGACCAACTATCGCCAAAACGAGGTGAAGTATGGGCCGCCGAGGACGCCACCCCGACCCCAACAGCAAGCGCAGCCAGGCCGCCATCGCCCGCGCCGCGGCCATCGGCATGGCCAAGCCGCCCGCGCCCGCGGCCTCCGGCAGCCCCGCGCAGGCCAAGGCCCCCAAGCCGCCGGTCACGGTCGCTGCCCGGCCGGCGGCCGCCAGGTTCTGGAAGGACCGCGCCCCGCAGATCGTGGCCACGGGCCGGTTCCGTCCAGAGCACGCCGAGGGCCTCGAGCTGCTGGCCCACCTGTACGCAGACTGCCGCGAGCTCGCGGAGCAGCTCGCCAGCGAGGGCTGGATCAGCGCGACGGACAAGGGCCAGCAGGCCAGCCCGGTGGCCCGGCTCCTGCGCGATGCCCGCAGAGACTTCGTCGCCCTGGCCCGCGAGTACGGCCTGACGCCGGCGGCAGAGACACGATTCCCGCCGGAGATCCAGCCGAATGGCGAAGAAGACGCCGAAGAAGCCGCGCTACGTGCGTTCTGCGGGTGAGCCTGGCTCAGACCGGCCGGAATACGTGCCGGGATACACGTGGGATGCAGAGGCCGCGGCCAAGCCTGCCCAGTTCATCGAGCAGCTCTGCCGCATTCCCAGCCAGGACGGCGGCGATCCCAAGCCTGTGACGATCATCCCGTGGCACCGCGATCACGTGATTGCGCCGCTGTTCGGCTGGAAGCGTGCCGACGGCCGGCTGCGCTACCGGCGCGGCGCTGTCTTCGTTCCGAAGAAGAACGCCAAGACGTTCCTGATGTCGCAGCTGGCGCAGTACCTGTTGACCTCGCACCAACCGCTGGCCGACGTCTACCCGGCGGCCGTCGACCGCGAGCAGGCGCGGATCCTGTACCGAATGCTCAAGCGGTCTGTGGAATCGTCGCCGCTTTCCAAGGTGCTCGAGGTCGTCGACTCCAAGAGCATCATCCGCAACAGGAAGCACGGCAACGTGCTGCGGTGTCTGAGCGCCGACGCGTGGCGAAACGA